CTCTATATTTATACATATACACGACTGTGTTGTAATTCACGATGGCTTTGCTGATAAGACTGTAGAGTGTACTATCTGCCACAGAATAGAACTTAAACCTAAGCCGATGCTATGAGAAAATTAGTATTAGTCCCAGGCTATAACCATTTCGCTAAATGTAGTTACTGTGGGAATAAAATACGGTTTGTAGTTAAAGATAATAAGCTAGAGGGTGTACACGCTTGCTACAGTAAAGCCCTTAACCATAGGAAGGAGAGATAGGATGATTAAACTAACAACTGTACAGTTCGCTATAATCCTAGCCCTAAGTATAAAACCTTATTTAGTTATAGCTCTGTTAGTGGTGGGGGATACTGTGGTTTATAGATTAGTTAAATTAAGCAGGAGGTTCTAATGGTAAGTAAAGAAATAACAATCGAGATTAAGTCATGGACAGGTACTGTGCTGTTTAAGTATGCCTGTAAAGATAATACGGTTAAGAAAACATTAGTTAAAGCAGTAGGGTGTGATGCCTACTTGTATGGTGCCAACTTGCGTGGTGCCAACTTGGGTGGTGCCGACTTGGGTGGTGCCAACTTGTATGATGCCGACTTGCGTGATGCCGACTTGCGTGATGCCAACTTGTATGATGCCGACTTGCGTGATGCCAACTTGTGTGGTGCCAACTTGCGTGGTGCCGACTTGCGTGATGCCAACTTGTGTGGTGCCAACTTGTATGGTGCCAACTTGCGTGGTGCCGACTTGTATGGTGCCAAGAACTTAGACAGCGACAAAACAGACTTCTGGTGGCACTTACACCACGAAATATTAGTAGAACAACTAACCGAGCCCCTCAGAGCTAGAATCAACTACATTAAAAAAGAGAAGCCCAAAGACGAAGTAAAGCTTAGACTTAAACTCTTAGCTCCTGTTCTTGGTGAAATACCTACTACTGATAAGGGGTGGAACGCCCTACATAAAAAAGAGTGTCCTAAATGCCCTTGGAATGGAAAAACTATCTTCCCAAAGAAAAGGATTAAATAAATGAGCGAGGTTAAAATGTTAGCGTACAAAGATAAGATTTCAGTCAAGAATAAGTATGTAAAGCGAGTTAAGGCTCACTATAAAGCTGATGAGATAGTTCACGGCATCTATTGGCAAAATGGTAAGGGTTGTGCTGTTGGCTGCACGATTGAGGGTTCAGACCACGTTAAGTATGAAACCGAGCTTGGCATACCCAGAATTATCGCTAGGCTAGAGGATAGAATATTTGAGGGATTGAGCAACGGCGAAGCTAAACAGTTTCCCTTAAAGTTTTTAGAGGCTATTGAAGTTGGTGCAGACTTATCGCTAGTCTGGCCTAAGTTTGTAGTCTGGTTGCTTAAAGATAAAAAGTATGGGGTCTGGCAGTACGCTAGACCAGATGGCAAAAAAGCTATTACTAAAGTAGTTAAGCTCTATCAGGAAGTGATAGACGGTAAAGATGTACCAAAGTCTAAGTTTGCTACTACTTATGCTTATGCTGCTGCTAATGCTGCTCATGATGCTCATGCTCATGCTGCTGCTGCTGCTGCTGCTCATGCTGCTGCTGCTGCTGCTGCTGCTCATGCTGCTGCTTATGCTGCTGATGCTCATGCTCATGCTGCTGCTGCTGCTCATGCTGCTGCTGCTGCTCATGCTCATGCTGCTGCTGCTGCTGCTGCTGATGCTGCTTATGCTCATGCTTATAGAACTAAAGGACATAAAATCTGGTCAGTAATGGCCGACAAACTACTTGAACTGCTTAAAGAAGCCAACCCAAAGAAAAGGATTAAATAAGATGGCTAAAGATAGTGTAGCGTATGGCAGCCTTTATTTAGACGAGGGCGAGCGTATGCCTAAAGTCAAACAGCAAGTTAAAAGTTGGGCTAAATATAAGCCAGTGGCAGTTTTCTTTGATGTACTAGACGCTAAATATATAATCCCCGAAGAAGATGCTGAACTCTATGTTGAAAAAACCCGCACCTACATTAAACAGAAACTACCTTACTTAAAAGACAAAGATATTCATGTAGGATTTAGCCATGCCCAATAATAATCAAATAGCAAGTAGATTTATCATACAGCAAGATATTAAAGTATTTGCATGGCGAGGACATGGGTACACCGAAAACCATAGGTGGGTACACCTTAGAAAAGTATCTGTTTTGGCTAAAAGCATAGATGAGGCATTATCAAAAGCGGAGAAGCTATCGCCACCAACCAAAACACAAAGTTACCAGCCAGATAAAACCCGCTATACAGTCCTAGAGATAAATGAAGAACCAGAGGCAAAACCATGAGCAAACATTACCTAAAATACTGGGGTGGTTTATGGCAGTTACGGTTTGGCTTTTGCCCTTTATGTAATTCCTCGCCACCTTACAAACACTGTCCTATTTGTTGGGGAAACCGTAACTATGGGCCAAAGCTAAGCAAAGTGGCTAAACAACAATGGAAAACTCGCTGGCTAAAACAGACTGGATGCTAGTGTTAAACTCCACTTAATCAAGCCGAATAGGAAAAAGCATAAACAACCTAAAAGTAGGACTAAATAATAATGATCAGAAAACACACTAAACGTACTCAAGCCTGGATAGCCAAACGCCATGACTGGATTAGAGATAATCCACCAGACGAATGGGGGTACTGGCTGTGTTACCTTAGGATTAGTCCACGTTGTTTAGTCCGCATAGATTTAGACCAGCTGACCATAGATCACGTTATCCCCCGATCTCGGCATAAAGACACTAAATTAATGCCCTGCTGTACATTCTGCAACAGCCTTAAAGGTAGTCGTAGTTTAGAGACTTTACTCCAAGAATATCCGCACTTAAACAATGTAATCAAAGAGTTGCAAGGTTGACATGAATTACCAGTTTGCTACCTTAAAATGGTCAAACAAGGACACAATAGTGCTGGCTGTCGACCCGAAGGGTCCATGAGCCAGCCTGATTTTGCAACGACTAAGCCAACTATTAAGGCTACCCTACAGTGAAACTTTAATCTTACAAACCCTCAGTCTGATTTTTATTTGTTTAATAGGCGTGATGTGGACTTTTAACAAACCGTCTGGTATATATAGACATGCCAACCCTCCAAGTTTGGTGATTATCCCCTCTCAAAGAGTTATTCCCGTACAGGTGACTCGACTAGGAGGGGATATTCTTTTGCCTAAGCCTACTCCTACGGTAGCTGTTCTAGCCTCATACAGTCCCCCTGCTAGCTTTTCTACCCTAAGTGCTAAAAGTGTACCTGCTCCGCCTCCACCGCCCCCAGCCCCCGCAATTCAAGCCTCTGTAGGTCTACCAGCAATACTTCTAGCTATAAGAAACTGTGAAAGTTCTAACAATTATTCTGCCCAAAATCCCACAACTTCAGCTAGCGGAGCTTTTCAGATAGAAGACGCTACATGGGCTAATTATGGAGGCTATGCTAAAGCTAAATATGCTCCTCCTGCCATACAGGACGCTAGAGCCCTACAAATATATAATTCAAGTGGCACAAGTCCTTGGAGTGCTTCACAGGGGTGTTGGGGATAATGGGTTACGAACTATTAGAATCTGACCCTATGGTAAAATAAAAGTAACGTACCTTAACATCTACAGCCCAAGTTTAGGAAGGAATTTGTATGGATACAAAACCACAGAACTCACTTATTGGAACAGCAAACCAAACTTCCGCTGCGAAAGTGGTTCCACTTCTTCAATCTCTTAATAGAGTTGAAGAGAGTACCGCAGCCCTAGCCTTAAGACTAGACCCTGTTGTAAATCATGTCCCTGATGTACAAAAAGACCTACCTCCAGTCTCTACAGTCACAAGCCGATTAAACCAAATAGCAGATACATTACAATATCTTTTAGATAATTTAGAACTTTAAAATAATTATTTGGGCTGTAGTTGCTAGGACTCACTCACTTTATCGATTTCTATTAACTTCTCCAATATCCAAGCGACTCTTTTAGGGTCTGGTTCAGTGGTTAAGACTTCCTCAATGTGATTAAACAGTTCTTGGTCTCTGATATTGATTATCTGTTCCGTATTCTCGTCCATAATCTTCCTTAAACAACTTACGTCTTAATTCTTCTTGTTGTTCCACAGATTCCATTGAACCTGGGTAGCCTCTAATCTCACGCCTTAGAATCTCCCAGACAAAAGGTGAGTCTACCCATTCGTGGTGAGGGTTTTCAAACACTACGTCTAGCAGGTCTCCCTGCTCTACCAAAGGGGGCTGTTCCATTATCTGCCATTTCTATAATTGTTTCGGTTGCAACTTCACGCAAATGTAAGTGATTAGCTATTCTTAGCTGGCGTTCACAAAGCCCTCCACGAATCCCGTAACGTTCATGGTACATAAAACCTTCGTCTAAACACTCTACCCTGTACTCACACTCAGTTTTACAGACAGCTTGAGCAGCTTTACGAGCTAGATTAGCTTCGTGTTCTTTGCCGTCTACGAAAAATACGTCTGGTGACATACCGTCACAGGCTCCACGCCAGCTTCGAGTTGGTAAATCGCCTAGAAAGTCAGTCATCTTGTTTCCTGAAAGCATGTTTTATTACAGTTACAATACACTCCAATGCTTTAGCTGGTATTTCAACTACCCAAGTAATTCGTTTGTCAAAGTTGGAGCGTGTCATTCGCAATCATCTCCTTTTAGGTGTCTGTGCTTACAGACATTACAAAACTTGATTTCAGATTTGGTCATGGTGTCCCTCTACATCATAAAAATCTATATATCTACCTTCGGAGTCATAAGGTGGCTTGAGGTCATCTATAATATCAGGTCTATGTTCAAAGTGGTGTTCGCTAGGTGTGGGGTTTCTCATCTGGTCTAACAAAAAATGTCCAATCTTAGGTATAACTTTTAACTTATCGTAAGTAGCTAGAGCAACTTCATAAATGACTTCTCTAACTGGTGAATGTTCGAAAGGGTTAGGCATACTCTAGGTTTACACCTAACCATAAGGAAAATCAACTAAGCTGGTGGTAAGACATCTGCTGGTGGTTCTGTAGGCGCAACTGGTGCGTCTGGAACAGTCGGCGAGTTACTGGCGACTGCATTATGGACACCGATACCAGTGTTCAATACGGCAGTTGCAGCGGCAGCTAAAGCTGACAGAGCTAACTGTTTAGTGACAGCTAGGTGGGTTACATTAACACCACTAGCTGTCAAGGTAGCTACAAAGACTGCTATAAACGTCTTGCCGGAACGTAATACTACGTCCCATACTTGTGCTTTTGTAGGCATATTGTTTCCTTTCTTAGCTTAATTATATCACCTGCGTACAATAAAGATTACTAGAGCTATAGCTGCTAGTATTAAAACAATTGCTGTCAAACTCATCTTATGCTCCTTTCACTATGTAAACACCGTCGCCAAGCGCCGTAGGATTGCCTAGAGCTGTAACTTGGGCTTGCAAAGTAGCTACCTGGGCTTGAACATTCGCAAAGTTGGCTATAGCGTTCTGCTGAACGCCGTTATTGGCTAACAAGGTTTGCTGTAAAAGATGATAGTCTTTACCAAGCCAGCCGTTAATTTCATTCTGATTTGGGCTTCTACCAAGATAGCCCTGAAAATCACTTACTATTCCTGCTTCGTCTAACATATTATTATCTCCTTGTGGTTGAACCACTCTTAATTTATCTACATCTTCACTCCAGCCTAAATAAACCATACCTTCGCCCATCCACTGAACTAATTCGGCGACACTGCCAAAAACTTTATCACCTACAGCGCTGGTTGAGTAAACACCTTGTGGAGTAGATACAGCTACATGTCCGTCTGGACCATTGTACGAAAACCAGACAGGAACAGAAACATTTGCTGGCGGTTGCTCATTAGGGTGCGGATATTGAGCGTTTTGCCAGTTAGAGATAGCGGTAGGATACTCGAAAGTAGCACCAAAAACCGCTCTTACATAAGCTAGACATTCTTCGGGTACACCGACTACGCTTAGATTTGGTTGCACTAATTGCTGGTAGTTCATTTCTTTCCGTTCACGATTTGAGTATTTACCTCTTGTTTATCAATTTTCTGACTTGGCGGTGTTTCGTGTATGGCTTTGGCAGTTAGGGCTGCCGACTTAATAATCTGGGTCGGTATATCTTGCACTGCTTTAATCATGGTGTCGTGTGATTCTTTGGTTGTTTTTATCAACTGTTCAGCTATTTTGGTGTCTCTTGTTCTTACAATCCGCCGAGAATCATCAGCCGACTTAACAGCCCTGGTATTAAGTTTAGTTGCCTCAACTAGCCCCTCCATAACTTCATTGCCTTTATCGAGTCGAGGAATAAGTCTAGTAAATAAAAACTTGATAATCCAAAGCAGCCCAGCCACACAGCTTGCTAGAATAGCTACTACACCGCTGGTTATTAAGGCGTTGACTGTACTATTACCCATTATTTCTTACCCAACAATTCGTGCTGTTTAGGGAACTTATCTTTATGGTCTTGCTGTAGCTTTTTGTGATGACTTACAGTAGCATGACGATGACAAGTTTTATAATTAGTACCTTCTACTTTATGGTGTCCAATACGAGGGCAGCCCTTAACTGTACAGTTATGGTGTCGATATAACCCTATTAAAGCCCCAAATAAAGCTACTTCGCTAATATCACTTACTGAGCCTGACCAAAAACCGTAAGCAACTCCTGATGTATTACTAGCCCCAAATAATCGTTGTAGCCACCACCAAATATGCACTATAAACATAACTGCATTATAGAACATGTTATCAAAATAAAAAACTGCGCCTGGACGGAGGCGCAGCCTAATTACGTTATACCATAAGCTTGACTAAAAATTAACTGAAGTCTTTCGTTTGCCTCGACTGTTCAAGTTAGCCTTGATATTAGCAGCGCTCTTTTTAACGCTGGTAGTTCCACCCTTATAGTTAGGTCCGCCTGGAGCAGCACCTTTACTTCTAGCTATCTTGCCAATAACTGCGCCTGGTACGCCTTGCGATTTAAGCTGGGCAGCTCGTCCGCCTTTGCCTAGAGCATTTGACTTACCTTGAAAACTTCCCGTAGTTTTAGTTCCGGTTGGTGTATTTGCCATATTAGAATCTCCTTTATGCTTATTCTATTACTTTAATAACGGATTTACAAACTTAGGCTCAGCTCGACTTTTTCTAGCTGTTGCACTAGCTTGAGCTTTAGCTTGGGCTTTGAACTGCTGCAACTGCTGAGAACCGATGCCGACTTTCTGAAGCAGTGAACTAATCTGATTAGGGCTATAACCTTTAGCTTCCAAGCCTTGAATAACTGCCTTCTGGCTACTGCCGACTAGAGCTTTGCCTAGACTGGTTAAGTCCAAGCCTTCAGATTTAATCTGGGCTGCTGAGTATTTCTGGACAATCTGTAGTTTATCGGCAGTTGGGAGATTGTCGAAGTTAGACTGAACCTGACTATTAGCTGCACCTTTTTGAAACTTAGTGAAAGCGGCTGGCGATAACTGTTTCTGGACAGATTGAACATTAGCGCTGTTCTTATTACCATGCGCTATATCATTTCGGGCGGCTGCTTCTAGAGTAGATAACTGCTGGCTCTTATTAGCCCCAGCATTAGCTGGCAGAGTGGCATAGTAACGATTAGCAATATCTTGCGCCATTGGATTCTGTTCGGCGGTAGAAGTTCCAAAGCCAAAGAACTGAGCGCCAGTTACTTTGCCTGGTTGACCGCCTTTACCAAACTTTTGGTTTAGCTGTGAAGTATTAACTCCAGCTGGGGTTATCAGGTTATTAAGAATGTTCGCAGCAGCTTCTCCAGCTTGACGCGGACCACTGGCTTTGTTATTGATAACAGTCTGTCCGGTGTAAGGGTCAGGAGCGCCAGAGGTAAAGCCCTGAAGCAACCGACTGGCTTCCTGAATAGCTGGCGATAATTTGTTAGTAACTGATGACGGTTTTAGCTCACCTATATTAAGTAATTCACCGACTTGCCCAAACCAGTTAGTAATATGGTAGGACTTGCCAGTAGTTTTATCGGTGTAAAATATTGGGCTAAGTTTAGAACCTTGATTAGAGAACGTCGAGTGTCCGGTAGCGTGGTAGTTGATTGCCTGAGCTGCTGCAAATAGATAAGTAAAGCTTTTAGCCAAGGCTTTAGCAGCCTGAACTTGTCCAGCTCGTTGAGCTGCACTAGATAGGGCTGTGTTCTTGCTGATGCCCAGTGCTGTAGTAGCCTTCTGAATAGTGCTTTGGAAGTAATTCTTAGCAAACAAAGCTACTTTACCGACTGATTTAGCCTCGGCAGATTGCTGTCCCTCGCGCTCTGTAAACATTACTCGGTTAGCAATATCGGCAGCTTGCTGACCAGCATCGTGCGCCCCTATTTTACCAGTAAGCTGTTTTTCAACTTTAAGATAAGTAGACCGTCCTAAGTTATCTCCTATGCCAAAGGTAACTCTGTCCATAGCCCCTCTGGTTTTACCCAGAGCGCCAGTAACTTTCTGGTTAAGCACACTGTTGGATTCGTCAAAGATGTTAGTAAGCCCAGTTCGGCTAGTTACCATACCATTTTTAATCATGCGCTCAGTGTCGGCATGATAAGCTGGGCTATCTATACCTTTTTGAACTATATTTATAGGATGGAAACCTTTAACTGTTCGGGCTAAACCTTGTTCACCCATAGCTGATCGGGCGTAGTTTAGGTCGTGAACCGTACCGTTTAAGGTTACTAAACGCTTAGTAATAGCATTAGCTTTAGTCAGTAAATTAGCTTTAGGGTTTTGGACAAAAGACTTAATAGCTGGGGCTAAATCAGGATGTACGGCTCGACCTGGTAACAGATTAATGTCATAGCCAGACAATTTAGCTGGCAAGCCTTTAGACTGGTCGTAAGTAGCAATAGCTGGCTTGCCGTCTGCCATAGAAGTTTTTTCCAGTTTAGCTAATCCGTCAGCATTAGCGATAGCTTTCTCACGAGAAGCAACAGTATGTCCAAGCACCTGTCCAGTAGTAGCATTGGAGGTTTTACCACCGTTATTTTCGACTGATGCCTTAAACTCGGCATAAGTCTTGTATTTGTCGCCAGCTAGTCCAAACTCACCAGCCTGAACACGACCCTTGCTGAAGCCTCCAGTTTTCTGTAGACCGCCAATACTGGCAGATTTGGTGGTATCTTGAAATTTAGCATAACGAGGAACATAAGTATCGCCCCTAGCGCTACTTAAAGCTCCAGCCTTAACACCGCGTTGACCCGTATCCTGCAAGGTTGAAGTAAAATGCTGATGAGCGACTGAAGCATTTGGACTAGCTTCATGCTGAGAAGCAAACGTAGTGTAGTTTTGTTCATCCCCAGCAGCGTTTTTGTCAAAAATAGCTTGGGCGCGTTCGCCTCGGTAATTGCCTAAGTCTCGATTAGCAGATATATCCCTGACTACTTGAGCTGCATCAGTATGTCCTTTGTTTAATAAATCCTGTTCGGGATTAACCTTACCAGAGACATGTAACTTGCTGGCTGCCTTATTTACTAAACCGCCCAAACCTTTAGCTGGCGGTTTATTAGTATTCTTAAGTGCGCCTCCGCCAGTCGTTTGAGGTGACTTGTCTGACGGAGGGCGCGAAACCTTTTGAGATAAACTGGGATTTTCTTTAGGAGTAACTGCTGCTGACTGAGAATACTGTTTCTTTAGATCACTTAGAGCTTGGTCATGTTTAGCATTAACGGCACTGACCGCAGCAGCTTGCTGGTCTTTAGGTAGGCGACTAGCATTAGCTGATTCATTGTGGTAACTAGCTTCTAAGCTATTGAACTTCTGGGTAGCTGCATCACCTTTCATAGTTGGAGAATCAGGTACTTTGCCGTTAGCTTGGTCGAGTAAATCGCTCTTTTGCTGAACCAGAGATTTAACCTGATCGGGATATAAAGCCTTTTTGCCTGTAGCATGATCGCTAAGTTGCTGATTAATCTTTTGCAATTGTCCGCTAACCTTAGCTTTGGCTGCATCAGTAGTAGCGCTCATGGTAAAGCCTTTGCCTTCAGCTTGTGTACCACCAGTACCTAGCAGTTTATTCTTGGGTGCAGCATTAGCAGCAGCCGTCTGAGCAGCTTCGGAATCACCTTTAGTCTTAAAGACGGCAGCCTGACCAACTTTCTCGGTAGCATTAGCATCTTTAGCTGTCTTATTAACCGCTATATCTCCAACATTAGCTTTGGTTGACTTGGCACTGTTTATAAGGGCGTTTGTTTTAACATTAGTAGCTACGTCTTTAGTAGCTTGGTCAGATTTACCTAGATAAGCTTTAGCGCCCTGAGCGAACTTGCCAGCCACACCGCCGACAAGAGCAGCGCCAACTCCAAAAGCTCCACCTTCAAGTCCAGACTTCTCTGCACCACCTTTAGTAATCTTATTGCTGGTAGCAACATACTGAGCCTCATTACCAACTACCCCAATAAAGGCGTTCTGGAATATGCCTTTAACTAGAGGACTTAGACCCTTAAATATGTCTGCTGTTTCACCTGCACCCAAGAAGTAACTGCCAACTTGGACAGCATTAGCAGCAGCTTTTACTGGGTTGCCATACTCTTTAAGATCAGAAAGATTAGACTTGGTTATTTTATCTGACGCATCATAAACTTGACCAAGTGTTTTCATCTTTTGGTTATATTCCTCTAGAGAAATCTTACCTGAATGATAAGCACTGTTAAGTGCAGTAGAGGCATTATTAGCAGCAGTAGCTACATCTTGAGCCATCTTATCCCGAAAAGGCGACGTGGCTATAGTTTCACCTGTATGAGCTAAAGCATTAAAAGGTTGGGCTACTGTTTTAGCAACAGATTGTACAGTCTGCCCAGGATTCTCGCCAGCGTGAACAATTCCCTGACCAACTTTAGCTACGGTTTTCTCTACTGGATTGCCCTGAGTTTTAAGCTGGTTCTCAGTATTGACCTGACTAGCGTTATTTTGCTGATTCTTCTGATTAGCGTTCTTGAAAGCTTGAGTATTATGCGTACGAGCAGCAACTTCCATCTGAACAGCTAATTTAGCTTTCATTACCTCGCCAACACCGACTTTAGCTATTCTGCCCTTGAAATCTGTCGGACCGGCTGGCGGTGGTGGTGCTTCTTTAGGTTGCTGGGCTTGTTGAGTTCTTAAAGAAGCTTGATATGATAATGATTTATTTAAAGCATTAGTGGCGTTTTCGTCAGCATTGTCAAGGTTAATTATACCCATGACTATAACCCATTATAAACATCAGAGGGATAAAGCGTCTTTTGGTTAGGATTAGCATAGCCAGAGAACGCATCCTTAAATTGAGTAGCCGTACCTCCTGCTGCCTGATAAGCAGCCAAAAGATTATTATAAGTTGTTGGAGAGACATAACTGTCTTTTCCTTGAGCACCCTTAGCTGTAAATTTACTTTGATATATTGAGTTTAACTGAGCCAAAGCATCTTGGTTGACAGTTGACTGTGAAACTTTATCAATAGATTCCTGCCGTAAGCCTAGCTCCTCTTGCTGATATGCTGTAGTGTTATATTCCTTAACGGCAGCAGCGTAGTTAGATTGAGCATAAGTAGCCTTTAATGCCTGATACTTCGGAGTTAGAGCGTCAATACTGCTCTGCATAGTAATCTGGGCGTTAGCTTCTCCAGTAGAAATAGTCGCTAACTTGTTGGCTCTGGTAGATTCAATGGTCGCTTGCTGTTGGTCGGCTTTAGCGAACATCTGTCCCATATCGTTACCTTCCAGTCCGGAGAAGTTACCACCTAATTTCTCAGCATAAAGCTGGTCAATCTTGCCAGTATTAGACTGAACGGTATTTTGCAGATTAGTAATAGCCGACTGGTAATCTGTATTTATCTGTCCTTTAGAAGCCTCTAAGGTATTAACAGTTGTCTGGTAGGTATTTTGCAGGGCAATCGTATCAGAGGCTTGCTGAGGGTCATAAATAGCATTGGCAGCTCCTTGATAATCAGCTAGTGATGGAGGCGCCATATTATACCAGCTTTACCGATATAAAGGCTGGAGCATTACTGCTAGCATTTATGTAAACAACTCCAGCTCCATCTGTCTGATAACCAATGCTATATAAGTGAAAGCCACGAGTCGGAGATAATATAACGGTTACATAACAGCCTTCATTAGCAGCAGCGTTGGCGTTACTGACGGTAGCAGCTTGAACTTGAGTAGAACCGGATAGACTGGTAATAGTCCCACCATCTAATATATAAATAAAAGAACTACGGTTAGCGCTAGAGTTAGCTACAGCGCCACACATAAAGCTAACCTCAACATTGCTGCCACCTGGGACAATACAAGCTGCACTGAGCCCAGGCGCTATAACTGGTGAAGCGCTGCCGGTATCAAGAGTGCTGGTTATCTGCCTGTAACCTATGGTTTTAAGCGTCGGGTTAGTTGGATAAATAAGATTGCCCAGTGAATCGGAAACCGAGTAATAAACACTGGAAGCCACTGGCACAGTCTGGGTAACGCCACCCTGGTTAATACTGAGAATCGCCGAAGCGCCAGTCGTAACAATAGCTATCAGTATGGCGTTAGCAACGGCTGACGGCGAAGCAGCGTTGTTAGCCACAGGGTTATAGGTAATATTGCCCAAGTAATCTACATAAATATAAGTGTCTGAATTAGCTGTAAAAGTATTAGAACCAACGGCTGCTACGATTGTCCGATAACCATTGACATAAATCGTACCGCCGGAGGCTGAACCGTTTAGTCCGGAAGCAACTGACCAGCCACAACCGCTATAAACAAAGTTACTTAAAGTTTCTGACCCTCGCAACTGCGGGTTGATAGAATCGGCTAAAGCTGACTCGACTACAGACTTAGAACTAATCTGCGAACCGTCAAAACTCTGAATAGCTGCTACGATAGCGTTTTGGTTAGCTAAAACAGTGGTCGCTTCCAGTGGCTGCCCGTCAGTCGGTACGTTCGGGTAAGGTAATGTTAGAGACATAAATGCTCCTTATGATTGTAATTATGGTGTATACTAAGGAATTTATCAAGAAGGCATTGGCAAATTAAAGATATAGTAGAAAAAAGTCAATGAACCACCGCCAGTAGTATTAGGAAAATTAGCATACAGCATAACTGAGGCGTAAATGTTCTGAGAGTCAACAAACATATCATAAATAGGGTTAGGCACAAAAGGTGAAGCCTGAAAACCACCACTCGGTAAATCAATATAACCTTGATTGCCCTCATCGGTATCCAGCCAGAAGCCTATAAAAGCTGGCGGATAGCCTAATCCATGAACAGCCGAGTTTGTCAAAAGATTATAACCTTTACCATAAGGCGGATAAGTAAAGGTAATCGTTCCATAGGTTGCAATATTAAAGTAATTCAATAGTTCAGAAGCCTCGGTACTGCTATTCATTTCATCAGTCAAGCTGCTAATAGCATCTGACTGTCCACTATCAGTCGTTAGATCATAGGCTGTAAGATCAATCTCTGCCATTAGCTTGTAGTTATGTTAGCTGGTTGCTGAATTATAAAGTAGCTGATGGTAAAAACTATCGGACTGCCAACCTGATAAGAGTTAAAACCGATTGTTAATATTCCCTTATTGGTCAGAGCGTTCATAGTCCACTGTAAATTACCGCTGTTATCTAACTGAAAAAAGGAAGTTTTGTACAAATTTCCAGCTTGGTCACTGCGACTGAAATAAACCAAATAGGTATAATCAGTCTCAACATTTAGATTGGTCTGGAAAGTTGCGCTAAAGTTAGCCGTTCCGTCCCAAGTTATAGTGCCAGTACCTTTAGCGATAATCTTCGGAGTCTGGTTAAGTGAATCCAGTAAAGCTTGTGAACGATTAAACTCAGTCGTTAGAGTAGTCAAGGCTTTAGAGTTTATGTCAGTAGGACTCAGTGTACCAGTCGGGTCAACGGTTGGTTCTACGTTGCTCATGTGGTTACTATATTAGCTCGGACTTTCTTCAGCTTATAACTAATTGAGGCATGAATCGCCCGCCAAGGCTGATTAGACCGATTATTGCCAAAGATAAACTGGATATAGTGTCCGGTAGAGCCAATATTAGCCTGGGCGTACTCGGAAGCTTGGGAGCCCCACAAAACGCCAGCTTGACCCCATGTTATACCAGCTTGACCCCATACGACAGCATTAGAGGTAAGATTAAGCGATTTTTGGAAACCTAGCTGATTAAAGTCTACCGAGTAGCCGAACTGAATAGGATAAAGTTCGGTATCTAAGAACAAGTTAAAGAACCTGAATTTTTTGGTATAGGCTACCATCTGCATATCAAGGTTTCTAGTTTTCCACCATGAATCAAAGTAACCAATATCATAAACACTGGTAGTATCCGGCGTTCCGGCTGACCACGAAGCCACAGTCAAGCTGTCGTTGGTATTCTCGGTTACGACACCAACGCTACCGGCTGCCGTACCGCTAACAATCTTAACCCTGGCATCTATAAACATGTGAGCTGTCCAGCCTTTAGTGTTATCGGTCAGTGAAGTCGAGCTGGTAGCTGTAGCTATACCGGTGTCGCCAGCTATATCAGCGTTACCTTGGAACAGTTCATAGATATTACCCTTGTTAGGGTCGCCCATAACAATCGTCTCATTAGTCCCAGAGAACTTAAAATTAACTGCACAACTGCCTGGCAAGTGGTCAAACTTAGTATAACTCTTAGTTAAGTAGTCATAAACTATAGCACTATCCGGTGTAGCTGAAGCTGAACTGGGATAGCCTAGAATGTACTTCTTCTCCTGATTAGAGTAAACCGCCCAAGAAAGATTGACAAAGCTCTCGTTCATACCATTTAAGAAAGTATCTTGAAGCAAGGGGCTGATTAAAGTTACGGTGTAGTTCTGAAGCATGTAAATACCAGTGTGGTGCATAAACACCAAAACACCCTCTACTAAGCAGATAGTCCGGAAGGCTGAACAGCCGACTGATGAGTTAGCTTGACGAAGCTGTAAGTTACCGATAGTCGTATCATTGCCGACACCTAAAGGCTCACCAGTCAGCACCCAGACTGAATCATCTTTAAAGATAACTACGTTGTCTAGGATATTACTAATACCAGTAATGTTCTGTCCGTCATTAGTGTTGATCTGGATAAAGTTATTAACCGGAAAAGACTTAGGATTACCGGCATCAGAGAAGTACAGAGTCGAGGAATTACGGTTAGCGCAGTACATACGGTTTTTAACATTCTTAACAAACTGTGGCGTGATACCGGAATTAGCTAAGGTGTAGGACGTACCGTTGTAGGCTATCAGCCCGTCAACGCCGTTACCACCGTAAACACTGTCTTGATACTCGTCAAAATCCCACTGCTGATTAGCTGTAAAAGTTGCCGGTGTACCGACTATCAGGTTAGAAGCTCCGGCATTGTTGTACCAATACAGATTTGCTGCTGAGCCGTAAACCAGTTGTTTTGTCCCTGTTGACTGATACAGCGAGTACATTCCGCCGACAAAACTGGGCAGTAGCGTAGACAGTAGTTTAATGTAACCCTTACGGGACTGAATAGCCCGAATAGAGTCATGAACAACATTTAGGTTATCTGGGCTGTTCTCATCGACTAAAAGCGTTGGGTCGGTAGTTGTATCCAAATCTCCAAAATAAGGCATGTCGTACAATAACTTCTGACGGGGAGAGTTCAGTTGAACCGAAGATAGGTTGGAAGCTTTGGTAACTGCCATATTACAACCTGTTATGTGAGGTAGGAGCTGCCATGCGGGTTACGCTACGGGGACTCTGTTGCTGACGGTCTCGGGTAGCTCGAATCAACTGGTTGTATCTCATAGAGTAACGGCGTTCCAGAGCCGAGCTGTCATCTTCATCATTAATAAAAGCGTCAATCGCTCCCCGAATAGCTAGCAGGTCAATAAACGGGTAAGGAATAGCTGAGATATCACTGTCTTGTACCATGTCCGGCAAAATTGGGACATACCAGTATTGAGCTTGCAGACCACTGGTGGTCGGTGTCGGACTAATAGCCAGTGAGTTGCCGACTATTGATACTCCAAAACCAATCTGGTTCTGGGCTACTAATGGGGGTACGGAGTCAACAAAGAAGTTGTTCTGGTCAGCAAAGTCAGTGAACTCCAGTCTCAGCCCTGTAGTGGCATCTTCAATACGGGTTACTTTCCAGCAATCGTTAGCCAGAACGTAGAACCGAACGCCAGACTGTGAAGTAATAACTGTCGGTGTAGTATTAACGAAATACTTTTCATCGACTAGAGAGATATCGGTAGCCACCTCTTGCTGGGCAATATTGATCGCCATATTAAGATTAGCGTCAGTATAGTTAGCTTGAACTGGTTCATCAATAAAGAAACGGACTCGCTGGCGAACTTGACCGAGTGTCGGTGTATTAAGTGTTAAGGTCATATGTTACCTTCTTTCAAAGCCTTTTTCATCTGAGGGGCTATCCTATGAATCTTATCATGAAACTTCTGCTTATGCTTGCGGTCTTTCTCGGCTGACTGAGCATCCAGATCATCAGCTAAAGCCTCACCGCCATGTTTGAAGGTAGTTTTAGCCCTCTGAGCCGTTACCACTATATCCATAATATCGTTATCGTTAGGTAGTCTAAAATGACCATCTAGAGTTTTACAGTACCAGAGGATATGCGGTCTAATACCACCCTCAGCGTAAGTTCGCGGTAATAGTAGACCACCACGTTTCTGGACTTGACAGACTACCCACATCTTTAACTGTTCATCAAAGAGTAGTTGAATATCCTGAATACCTAGGCTCTTGATTTTCCCTTCGACATAGTTGGCTTGGGCAAGTCCTGGTGCGCTCATATGTTACCTCTAATAGTAATTATAGCAGTTTTGTAGCTTTTAGCTCCATACGTCTATTGTAAGTCATTATTCTATGGCAGTTAGCGCATCTGACTACGCACTTAGCTATCTCAGCCCAGAGGGTTTCAGGCGCAGCGGTAGAGAAAAATAGTCAATATATAAAGAAAAACCCCTGCCGTAACAGGGGTCATTCTTACAAGGTTGCCCTTGACAAAACGCTAGAAAGTTGATACAATTTTTGCGTTCCTGTTCGGTGCTTCACAATAAAGTTGAGCATCGTAGTAGAGGCTAAACTTGTAAGCATCCTGTGAGTTGACCAGTAACGGGTGCAAAATACTGTCCCCATTCATGACCCACTCGATTTCGCTTTGCTGGAACAGCTTAAAGCTATCCGTATCAAGCATAAACATCTTTTTTGGAGGTGCTTGTCTTGATGGAATCACTGAAGCTCCAGAGAAGCTCAAACCTTCACCCATCTGAGTTCGAAGGTCTTGTGAGACATCCAAACCAGCGCCGTACTTAGGAGCCTGAACTCCTTCTAACGGGTATCGCTTTAGGGAAACTAAAAGATTTGAATAGGTTCGGCGAGTTGCGTAATCAGTGATGATTAGATCAATGATTCCGCCACCAACCTGGCGAGCTGCGTCAAAGGCTTGCTGCATTAAGTTTTCAGTTAATGCTGCTGCTGCATTGAAGCGGTTGCCATAAAGAATCGGATATGTAGCTCGGTTTGCGCCGAAGTACAAACGACCAGAGTAGTCAGTACCATCATCGATGATAGTGTCCAGTCCGCTCAATTCTTTAGTGGTCGTAAAACCAGTGTTGTTCCCAGCTCGGGCTACAGTATCTCCTGTAGTTAGAGTTTGGGCAGTGGTTACAGTTACCGTATTAGTAGCTGGCGTAACTGCGGTTACTAATGTACCGACTTGACCTGTTGGTAAGCCAGCATCATTAGATGTCTCGTTAGTTCCGTCAGTTTTCCAAAATTCAAGGTACATACCTACAGCTATATACTGCAAGTTATTAACAACTATTGAAGCTGAACCGCCAACTGCGCCGTTAAGCGTAGTCAACTGACCTGCTCCGTTAAAGAGCTGTCGTCCAATTTCGTTAGGAACGTCTGTTAGAGAAAAACGAATTTCCTCCTCAAGTGCGTTCTCAAAAGCTGCTTCACTACCGTAAGAAGTACGAATAACACGTCCGGTAATTTGTCCAACTAAGTAGTTAGACGACATGTTAATCTTTGCGTTCGCTAGGGTTTGATTCCCTGGCTGTGGAAGAGTGTCGGTGTCATTTCTAGCACCAAAGCCCTGGTTACGACCAACACGAAATGGGCGAACCACGTGTTGACCTTGACCATCTAAAACGACTTTCTCTTTGTCCAAAATTGCCCATAAGGCAACTTCGTTGTTCAGCTCGTCTTCGATAGCTCCAGGATAGACTTCCTTCAAAATGGCGGACGCGGTGGCTTCATTAGCTCCTGCCATAATATTAAATCCTCTCAATTAAAAACGGCAAACCCCGAAAGGTTCACCGTCCATATTTATTACAAAAAATTACTAAAGATTGAGTTTCTGTTTAGCTAAACGGATTCGCTCTCGCGTCCGTTCCTTACCGCTAATCTTCGGATCAATCTCCGGCTCTGAAGGCTCTGTAGCCCCACTAGAACCTGGCTGTTCCGCACCACTGCTACCGGCTTTCTTATAGCCGTCTATAGCTCTCTGGCGTTCAGCTTCAACAATCTTGTCGTGATTCAGCTCCCGATAAGCTGCCTGTAAGGCTGCTCTGGAAGTTATAGGCAAATTGTTATCTTTGGCAAAATCCATAACATCTTTGTAGTTGAATGGTATGCCGGTATCAGGCGGAGTGGATGTTAATTCCTTAATATCCTGCTGAACTTGGATGTTAAGCCGTTCAGCTTCTAACTCTTTCTGACTGACGAAGCCATGCTTCTTGACATAAGAATCTAAAAGTTTCTCAGTGTCAGGTTCAAGCTCGACATCATCCTGAGTTGTCGTAGTCTGCTTTGAGGCATCTAACTCCTGCTGTAAGCGTTCGTTTTCTTCCTCGACTTTCCTACGTTTCTCAGTTTCCTCTCTCAATCTATCTGACGGAACCGTTGCCGGTGCGTCATCACCAGTGTTGTTTTCGGGTTCACTCCCGCTTGGTGTAGTTGGTGGAGTTGCCGGTGGGGTTTCCACTGGCGGGGTAGCAACTGGAGTTGCTGCTACTGGCGGGGTAGCACTATCGCCGGTTGTTGTAGCTTCTTCAGCCATAACGACCTCCATTTTTTAACGAGGGATGCCCTCAATAATTAACAATTTAATATATACACTAGAATTAACGGGTAGTCAACTCAGTCTGCGCCATCTTTGCGGGCTTCCCAAGCTTTAATACCACCTGAACTATCACCAGAACGAACATTGCCAGTACCTTTACCGGCATCATCGTCATTGACAGGTACACCGCCAGGAGTTATCCCGACCGATGGACGCTTGTAGACTGATTTATCTACTGAACCGAACGGTGCAGCACTCTGACGAGCTGGTGAGTTGGCGTTATTACCGCCCTTAACTTGACCAGCAGAGTTAGTTTCTACGTCTGCACTTTTACGAATTGGAGTTGATGGAGTTGTCATAGATTATCCTTTCTGGAAACTTTGTTGAAGCTTGGCTAGATTTGACGCTTCTTTATCTTTGCGTATTTGAGCCCTAACAGTTTCTATGTCTCCGTTATATACTGTCTTGATATCAAAACCACAGGTTGGACAAACCCCTTCACTATCAAGTCGACTTTTAGTTCCCTGGTTTGCACAGTTCCAACACTTCATAGTAGCGCCTGTAACTGGCTCGGCTGGAGCTTGGTCGACACTATCTAAAGGTTGAACGGTTGCTTCTTTTTTAGCTGGCATTGTTCTTTCCTCCTAGTTTAATTGAGCCTTTAGGCTTTACAGTTTTATTCTGCACCAATTTGCCTTTAGGCGCAACCTTTTTAAGCGGTTTAGTAACTGGTGCTACCTCATCTTGTGCCTGTTTCGGTTGCTGCATCGGAGCTTGCTGATTACTCTTGCCTGGCGGACCAGAAGTCTTGCCTTGAGGCTGTGTGCCAGCTTGAGGCATTTGCCCTGGCGGACCAGTATCTCTTAGATTAGGCTGGTTAGGCATACTGATTTGGTCGTTCGGTACAAGTCCTGGTGCGCTCTGAATAGCTTCCATAGCTTGAATGTGGTCTTTAATATGTCCCTGTACCAGTTGAATAACTGTATCTGAAACTGGCTGTCCAGTTTTTTGAGCTTGTAGTAATTGGTCAAGTACTGGACTGTGGGTTTCCAGATGAACAATATGGTTATCTCCCCACGATACTTGCACCGCCCGCATATCCATCATTTCAATATCTTCGTTCATGGCTTGCATTTCAGCTTGAGCTGGGTCTTGAATATATAGACCGCCTCGCAGTTGAATTTCAGCAGCATCAGATTGGACTCCAAACTTCTGCCAGAATTGAGTACGCTCGATTGGGGAAACCTCATTAAGTGAAGTAGGTCGAATCATCAGGGTTTCAGAACGCTTGATTGGTTCAACATTTAGAGCTGACTGAATCTGGGCTAACTGAATCGAGAACTCAATATGTTTAGCGCGATGGTCGCGTAAGTTCTGTTTCTGGGTAGGGCTCAACTTAGTCCAGCCATCACCTTTACCGAACTTATCTATAGTGGAAATATGGACAGCGTGATTCTCGAAGATTTCCGGAAGATCAGGTACTTTACCTTTAATGATCTGACGGATTTCATTAAGCTGACGTTCAATATCTGCTTCGTCATCACCCATCGCTGCATCAATATCCGGCATTTCCAGAAGCCTGAATAACACATCTGGGTCAGTAATAGCTTTTTCTTTCCAGAGATTCATGTACATCTGTTGCTTGTCGGCAATCGAGTAAGGCATCGCTGTACCTGTAGAGATAGCCACATCATCATTAGTCGAAATCTCGTTTGGCTTAATCTCGTCCCAGCGTTGCTCACCAAACTCGTTATTGCTCATAGTTGGGAAAGTCTTGGTAACTTGGATATTAACCTTAGCGGTTTTAAACATTAACTTAAACAAAGCTACAAAGAAGTCATCATAGTTATCCCGAAGCATAGTCAGGTTGTTCTGGTCGCCCGCTGACAGCGTTTCTACCAAATCGCCAGAGGCTTGAGCAAACGGCGCTTTACCGTTAAATGAAGCATGCATACCGGAAATATCTTCCATAAAGGCTACAAGTTGCTGGATATGCTGCATTATATATACCGGTAAGTTGATAGCTTCAGCTTGTTTCGGCGCACCGCCAGGCGTTACATCATATTCAATGAACTGTCCGGTGGTGTCGTTTATAACATTGACATTAGAACCTCGAGGTAACAGCCAGTTAAGCTTGCCCATAATCTTAGCTGATTCGTGAACCTGAGAAACCATCTCGTTCAAAGCTCGGTTAGGCTCTTTGATGTCATGGATAACTCCCTTAGAGTCGGTTAGCCTACCGGCAATATCTGTCTGGAAACATTCGAACGGATAACAGTCTAAAATCCACTTCTCGTTCCTAAGCAAAACTCCGCCTTCAGTTCGGGTAGTAACCCAGATGTCCCATTTCTTAGCTTCTTTATCGTAAATCTTACGAAAGACCTCTAAGACTACAACGGTGTCCATGTCATTAGACTGTCCCAGTTGATAAGTATTAGCATTAGAGATAGCCAGTCTTAGCTCGGCTTGCTTAAATAACGAAGCTGCTAAACGAGTATCGGGCGTAATCTGGTCTTGGTTTTTATACAGCGGGTTAGCTTTCAGCTCGGCAATCGTCCGGACTGGCGCATGAGTAATGTAGCGCATATCTGAGATATTCTGTGCCATCGGGTCGGGATAAACTTCAAATGGGTCGCAACGCTCTACTAATAACTCACCGTAAGTTTCGGCTTTTTCGTTACCTTCATTATCCATAAACGGTCTGGTCGGTGCTAGAGCGTCATTATTCCAAAGCACTTTTGCCCAGCCTAAACCGTATTTAGCGCCATCTAACGAAACCTTCTTAGCCATTTTGTTCATCTTTAGATGACGATACCAGTAGTCTGCTAGGTTCTTGTTCTTCTTGGCTCGCAAATAAGCATCATCAGCTTGGTCGCCAGGACGAATACCGATGTCCGGATGTTCAGCATTTAAAAAGTTTACAATCCCGCGAACCTGTTGCTTAACCTTATTGATAACTACGCGGTCATTCATTGCCTCAGCCGAGACATTTTGAACTCGTCGAGTACCAGTATTGTATTTGTAATACTGATTGTTGTTGTAGTAAACGTCGTTAGTGAACCACTCAAACTCATCACGCCGACGAGCTTGTTTCTGGTATTCCCAAATCTTATTAGTCTCATCAATAGCTTGCTGGTCGGCAGTATCATTTTGAATCTGTAACTTGGTATCCTCAGCAGCCATTATGTACCTAATTCTTCTACGGCTTTAACTGCCGTTTCAAAATCTAAATCACTTAAATCCACTAAATCGTCTGTCGGCACAATAGTTTTACCGTTTTTGGTGGTTATACTGGGTTCAGCTTTTGGCTTCTTTAGCTTCGGTGTAGTAATCTCTCGCTCATAATCCAGACTCTCATAACGAGTATTCCAAGTTAAGTAAGCATCTATCTTATGCCATTGCAGGGCTGCCCACACACAAGCTCCAGTCAATTCAACAGCGATAATAGTAAGTAAAAATATAATCATGACGCTGGTACAACCTTAGAATGTTCTTGCTTAAATTCCAGAATCGTTTGAGTCGATACATGTCCGTAAGAATCAAGGTCGGAAATAACCGAGTCAATATCTCCTTGCGGAAAATGAACCTTGTCATACTTTGGGTCATTATGGAGTATCGTCAGCCAAGCTTTAACTTCAGCAATAATAGTTTTACCATCATTAGTCTTGATGTTTTCTAAAAATTCCAGTAGATGTTCGCGGTCAACTGAACCACGCTCATAAACTTTATCATTAAGCTTCTTGACTCTGTTCGGGTCTATAAAAGATGATTCAGCCATGCTTACCTCTAGCACTATAATATCACTATTTCTTCAAACCTTCACTGTGTTTAATACCAGACTCACTATGTCGGATTGAAGTTCGGCTAAAGCGTCCTTCCCGAAATTCATCTGGTGTCATACCTAACTTTGCAGCTCGACGGGCTAACTCAATAGGGTGCTGGAAAACCCAAGGTTCAGTTTGAGCAGCATGAAACGGCGACTGCGGTCTGGACATAATGCCGTAACGCAAAGCATCTACAGCATGGTCTTTACGCTTAACTGGCGCTTCTTTAATCTCATCCCGATCTGGATTACCAAGTTGCATGCCACTATAAGCTTTCCACTTATACTGTCCAATCTCCTCAATTAGATTCTCGCATTGCGGAAAGATATACAGGCGAGGCGCACCCATCAAAGGTTCACCGTCAGGGTCGCGCAAGAAAGCATGAAAGCGTGTTGGATTGATAGTCAGATATTCTTTAACTCGGTTAATACCAGCAATGACATCATTCTGGGCAGCAATAGTGTTAATCCCAGCATCAGCATATTCATCAGCCACACTGAACCGATAACCGTCTTTCTCTAGTGTTTTAGCATGAGTCGAGGGGTCGATAACCGTATAAGCATAAGTGTCAAGCAGGGTATCACCGGTTGTGGTTCGGATTTTACTCATCTCATTTATAAGCTTGACGTGGTGCGAAACCACATCTTTCTCTCGATAATACTCTTGGTAGATAAAAATATTGCCGTCAAAGTCTACAGCTCCCCATAAGCAAGCTGTCGGGTTATTCTGACCATGATCTATCATTCTAAAACGTTCCCAAGTATTAGGAATCTGAAACGGTTGCGGTAAAACGTGAAGATGCGGATTAAACTCATCAAATATCTGTCCGGCGAAAACATCATGCGAACCTTCCACGAAACGCTTGACCCACTCTTTCGGCATAGACAATAGACCCTTAACGTAATCTTCCGGTAAGTTCTGCCTATTCTCTAAGGTCGAAGCTGTAACTGCGAAGAAATCACTGGCATTAGGTAAAACCTTACCGTCTTTGCCGATCTTCTTTAAGAAACGTCGCCATATCCAGTCATGCCCGTTCGGGTTATAGGTAATAAAGCCCTCGCGCCTGTGTACCGGACGGCGAATACGCCCTACCAAAAAGTCAAAAACTTCCTCAGAAACTTCCTCGGCTTGGTCAATCCAGAAACCAGATAAGTTCATGTTGGTTAAAGACTGCAAATCGTCTAAATGACGGAAGATCACTTCCGAGAACTGCACACCGTCTTTATAGAACTTAAACGAACCGTTTTTAGGTGAAAACTTGCCCATCTGCCCGAAAAGATTAAGAAAGTCTCGCTGGGTAGAATCAGATAAATCAGTAGCATGGCGACGACCAATCAGGAAAAAGGCATCTTTCTGCATGCAATGGTTATAAGTTTTAATCGCTCCGGCTAGAGTCTTACCGTTACCGAACCCACCGCCATAACCACCAAATCTATGGTCATCAAAAACGAAAGCATCTTGTTTTTCAAATAATTCGTATTCCATATCTAATAATATAAGTCTACTACATCAAGCCCATTGTCTATACGCAGTATCATTTTAGGAGTGTTAGTTGGCTGTCCTTCTATCGGCTCAACTGCCAGACTTGGCGATGGCGAACTGGAGGGTGAGATACTGGCTGATGGGCTAACACTACTAGAAACTGAACTACTTGGGCTAACAGAGGCGCTGGGGCTGTAACTAGCTGACGGACTCTGGGAAGCGCTTGGACTTACAGAAGCCGAAGGTGAGATTGAGGACGATACAGATGATGAAGGGCTGTAGCTAGCACTTGGGCTAACAGAGGCGCTGGGGCTACCTGAAGCTGAAGCACTACTACTCGGCGAACGCGAGGCGCTGGGGCTAAGAGAGGCACTTGGTGAATAAGATGAGCTGGCACTCGAACTCGGACTAACTGAAGCTGATGGACTTCGACTGGCACTCGGGCTAACACTAGCTGACGGGCTATAACTGGCACTCGGGCTCTGTGACGCACTGGCACTCGAACTCGGCGAACGCGAAGCAGAAGGGCTCATACTAGCACTCGGGCTTTCACTAGAACTTGGTGAAGTACTGGCTGACGGTGAAAGACTTGGCGATGATGATGTGCTTGGGCTCAAGCTAGCTGATGGAGATATAGAAGCACTTGGACTGTAACTACTGGAAACTGATGAGCTCGGGCTAACACTAGCTGACGGACTTAAGCTTGTACTTGGAGATTGCGAACTACTCGGGCTAACAGATGCCGATGGACTGACCGAAGCTGAAGGACTTAAGCTGGCACTAGGGCTTTGACTGCTTGAAGCAGAACTACTTGGACTAATAGAAGCACTCGGGCTAATACTAGAAGATATTGAGCTACTTGGGCTGAGTGATGCACTGGGACTAAGCGAAGCTGAAGGCGAAATCGAAGAAGAAATACTAGAACTGGGAGATAGACTGGCTGAAGGTGAAATGCTAGAAGAAATCGAACTACTCGGACTCAATGAAGCACTTGGGCTGATTGACGAACTAATACTTGAACTCGGGCTTAAACTAGCGCTAGGACTGATACTAGACGAGATTGAGCTACTTGGAGACATACTGGCACTCGGACTTATACTCGAACTAATCGAAGAACTAGGACTCAAGCTAGCTGATGGAGACTCAGAAGATGATGACGAACTACTCGGAGATAAAGAGGCGCTTGGAGAGACTGACGAACTAATTGATGATGACGGGCTTAAAGAAGCAGATGGACTAACTGAGGAAGATATACTCGAGCTAGGGCTTAGTGAAGCACTTGGACTTTTACTAGAACTACTCGAGCTAGAAGGACTGACACTGGCGCTTGGAGATAAGCTTGCCGAAGGTGAGATACTTGAAGATATTGATGAACTTGGGCTCTGTGAAGCAGACGGTGAGATAGATGAACTTATACTCGAACTAGGACTCAATGATACCGAAGGACTTAAAGAAGCTGACGGACTCTGGCTGGCTGAGGGCGAAACCCCTCCAGCCGACGGACTTGGACTTGAACTTGGTGATAAGCTACTACTTGGAGACACACTAGCGCTAGGTGAATAACTAGCGCTCGGGCTATAAGATGAACTTGGACTAATAGAAGGTGAAGGGCTAACACTGGCAGAAGGAGATAAACTAGAACTCGGGCTCTCACTACTAGAGGCTGATGAACTTGGGCTCAATGAGGCTGAAGGGCTGACACTTGAGCTAATGCTTGACGAAGGCGAAATGCTGGCTGATGGGCTCTGTGAAGCACTAGGACTAACAGATGAAGAAATACTCGAACTAGGACTCAAGCTGGCACTGGGACTCTGACTGCTAGAAGCCGAAGAACTTGGGCTTAAACTAGCAGAAGGTGAAACCGAAGCACTTGGGCTTTGTGAAGAACTAGATGAGCTAGACGGGCTAAGCGAAGCAGAAGGACTTCGACTAGCTGATGGACTTTGGCTGCTGGAAACTGATGAGCTTGGGCTAACAGAGGCAGAAGGACTTCGACTAGCTGATGGACTTTGGCTGCTGGAAACTGATGAGCTTGGGCTAACAGAGGCAGAAGGACTTCGACTGGCGCTCGGGCTACTCGTGTCTACTCCAACAGGGCGCAACAGTACCATACTTGCTGTCCAAGTAGTTACGGCAGCAATATTATTCCATGCCATTGTTACTGCTACTCCACCGATAACATTAGGAACCTGTAAAGATTGTCCAACACTACCTACAGCGCCAGTTATATTCCCTGTTTCGGTTTGAGGAGGATTGGCTGCATTTATTGAAGTATCAGGAGTCGCTATAGCGTCTACGGCATAATCTCCATTCGCCAACGTAGTAGCATTGATGGAGCTTGAACCGCCTCCAGCGCCAGTAACAGCCGTACCGCCATTCTGAGCATCAATAGTAGTTACTTGATCTACGTTATTATATGAAGAAGCAACCGCTCCACTCACAGATGCAGTAGTAAGCTTTACTTCAACTGTATGTGAGCCTTGAGTCGGAGCATCCAAATACCAAATCTCAGTTCTTACAGTCGTTGAAGCACTAACATCTGAGCGAACTTTAGTTAGGTTAGTCCCATTATATGTAACACTTGTAACACTATTAGCTACACTAAGAAGCCCAACACTAACAATTAAAACTTGACTAGCGCCAACTCCAGTAACATGAGTCCAAGTATAATCCGATGAAGCTGCCTGATACCCAGAGTTAGATTTAGCGTCAAATTGAATACCAGGATAATAACCTTGTCCAAAATAGACTTTGGCAAAGTAGTTAGCGCCAAACATTTAGACTCCTATATGCACTCTACTAATAAAAAGGCTGGATAGGTAGCGGCAGCCCCATATGTGCCAGTACCAGAACCGTCAGTATTTAATCCTACATTATAGGTTTTGCTACCGGCGGCTGGCTGGACGACTGCGATAGTTGTTATTGGATAATTTGCGTTATTCGAGCCCACCGATATAGCAGACTCCGATAGTTGCGTTCCACTGCCAACTGTACCGTCCCAAATAGTTACAACGGTAGTGTGAACCGATGTGGTGTTAGAAACTGTCGTACTAAATGCAGTTATCTTTATATATCTACCGCCAGCAGGAATTGTAACGCTTAGTGTAAGACTAGTAACTTGTGTAGCTGTAGAGTTTGAGGTAGTAAAGTTTGAGGTAATCTGTGCGTAGCCTAGAGTGATAGCAGTAGTAGCTAGATTAGCTGCTGCTACAGCGTTAGTAGCCAAGGCACTGGAAGTTAATAGACCGCCTGACTCTATATCGGTTAAACTTCTGGCTGAAATACCAGCTTCTATCTGGTCACCAATTATTATTGAGCGGTTTTGGTTATTGGGCTCTCCGTTCAACCCACCGCCAGACGTTGCTCCTCGAACAATCGTAAGAGTATCAGTTGAAACAGTAGTAACCCGAACTATCTCAGAGTTTGAGGTAGTTGGTTGAACGCCTACAGGAAAGACAGTAGCATTAAAAGGCGTAACTGGAAATTTAGCTCCATCGCCTGATTGAACCACCAAAGATGTACCACTAGTAGCAGGACTAGGGGCAGTTAAAACAGTCGAGTAACCAAAGTTTTTGTGAGCATCAAATGCCATAAGCTAATTGTACTACTTAATTAGCTTTTCATTAACTCTCAATAAATCATTTGTCAGTTCTGGGTCGTAACCCAGACTCTCCGCCCATGCTGCCCAAGCATAAACATCTTTAGGGATACACTTGGAATTAAAGCCCCGTTTGTCAGGGTAGATGAACGTCCACCACATATTAAATCGCGGGTCATCACCATAGACTGCATCACGAATCGTGTAGTAGTCTATGCCAGCTGCTTGGCAAACATCATAAAGTTCCTGAGCTTGAGCGACCTTGAAAGCAATAGCTCGGTTTTCAGACAATTTAATGACTTCAGCCTCTAAAGCTGAAACCTGACGGATACCAATATTGGCACTATAGACTGTTGTATATAAATCAATAAGCTTGCGCCTGTCTTTCGGCTCACCGCCAATCACCATGAACTGTCGAGTGTTCGGGTCAAGCATAGGGTGTTGAGGCGTTTCACCGAGATACTCAGGTTGCATGACTATATGCTTGCCAGTCTGAGCTGTCAGCCTATCTACTGTTCCAGGATTAACTGTCGAGCGGATAACTATTAAATCAGAATCACACCAGTCTACAACTTCTTCAACTATTGAAGTATCTAACTCGCCTTTATCATGATTCGGCGTTGGCACGCAAATAAACGAGACATCACAAGCCCTTATAGCCGCCCTGCCAGCTCGAATAGCTGCGTCAGGATTTAAAGCTCTTTCTTTTAAAGCTGGCTCATCATAAATAATAGCTTCTGGAAACAGCTCTATCATCGACTTGCCTACCCAGCCTTCGCCAATTACTCCAGTTAGTTCGTTCATATAATCCTTTCCAGATTATCCCAGCCAGGAATCTTCTCTATTGTACTCTCTTGCCAACCTTGCGCCGTAGACTTGTCCCGAAAATCAGCTAATGACCATTTGCTTTTAGTTAAAGTTCCATCATGGCGAATATCTATATTAGGAAAAGCTGACTTCCAGACTTTATATTTAGTCTTGTCTCTGCCACCAGGCTCATAACTGCGGTCAAACTCGCCAGCCTCTACAACTGCCAGTCGAGCCTTGTAATAAGCCAGAGCATGTTCTCGGTAACAACACAATCCAGAGACTTGATTAGCGTTCCAGTGAACCGCAAAGCCATCATTACGCACCCGCCAAAAGTTCTGATTATAATAGAACATATCCTTATCAATTGGCGTGAAGTCAAAATGGCTCTGGTGATACAAAACATCATGCTCGCAGAAGAACACAATATCTGCCGTACTGGCTTCCAAAGCAGCCACTATCTGTTTAAAGTAAGTCAGCGTACCGCGTTCTAAGTCTAAATGAATATTCTTGCCAAAATCCAGAGGCTTGAGTGAAGCTGAAACAATCGGCAGCCCAGCGGTTTTAAGCTGTTTGCGGACTGGCTCGGCTATACCAGAGTCTAATCGGCTGTCAGTGTAATAGATAATGCCTTTAGTTGCCTCAGTATGCCAATCAGGAACTGGCGCGAACTTAGCCAGCAGCCACTCCAACGGATAGATAGCCTTATCCCAAGTATTGTCCAGCCACAGATGCCTAGAATACTGCCGAGCTACTTCCTGAGCCATACCACTATTCGGATAAGGAAAGCCAAAGTCCAGTCCTTGAGTCCTGAACATATGAGCATACCAAGTACCCTGTACGCACATTACCTGTCCGCCGGATAGCCACGTCTTACAAGCTACCTCAGTACCTTGCTGACCCCAGCTGCCATGCTTCTCATCGCAGATATCCAGTTCTATATACTTCTTACGGGTCATCATAAAGAATGAACCCTGCAAACTCAGACTGGGCGTAACTTCGCCCTGACCTTCAGGACGCTTGTTAAACTCCCGCCAGTATTGAAAGTGCATAGTTTTATCAAAGCGGAAAGACCGACTAGTGGGACGTTTGGGGTTCGGTTGCCAAACCATCCGCCGAGTAAAACCTTCTGTATTATCACAAACCGGATTCGGTTTAAGTGGTGAGCTATTCTTAGCTGGGTCGGTGTGAACCATACATTGAGTTGGTGTTGGTCCTTGAAACCAACGGCTACCGCATTTCGGGCATTTCCAGTCAAACGCCCATAGATTCTTCAAAGCAGGTGTAACTGTCCAGTCATCGTGTCCCTCAATAGCTTTCAGCAGTTTCTCATCAAAGCCCTCGTCAAAGGCACAGTGAGCATCACACTTGGCTACATACTTAGCTGTAGATAGCTTACAGAGCTTGTTAGTCATGGCTCGTTGCCCGATAGACTCTGAGACATAAACAATCCTAACATCGGGGTGATCTTCGATACCTGGTTCAGCCCACAGTCCATCCAAGCCAACTATAACTTCAGTGTTACCACGCTTGTTTTTGAGGATATCTTTAACAGTATTAGATATAAACATCTCATTGCGGGCTGGTATCAGGATTGACAAATCATACTGTTTCATTGAATTTCCTGACTATATCCTTAGCTTTGCCCCAGTACGGAATATCTATAGCCCGAATTGGACCCATCCGTTTCTCAGTACCAGTTGAATCTGTACCGCTAAGATGATTAACATGAACTACTGCAAACTCCCCAAAGTAGTCAGCCCGCTTGCGCTTGGTAACACCCATCCATTCTTCTTGGTTGTTTCTGCCAACTTCACTGACTCGATGAATTGGCATAGAATCACCAGGGAACTTAGCGAGTCGTTCTTCCCAGGCTTCAATGAATAGCTCTCTAGGCAGAATACCAGCACAGTTACTTACCCGATTAGTCCAGTTATACCAAGGGTCATCCTGCCAAGTGAACAATCGCCAGCGGTGCATATCATAAGCAAAAGCATCTAGGGGTGGTCTAAAATCTGTAAAGTGCGTCGAGTGATAAAGCACATCATCTTCGGCTGGAGCTATATACGGAGTCTTAGCTATCTTCGCAGCCCTAAGCATCTGCTTATACATATTGAGATGAGAGCGTTCACCATTATCCCTTATTACGTTTGGCATATTTGAAGGCTTTCGAGAGACAGTTATCATAGGGAAATTACGGGTAGCCTCCAGTAATATACTCTGCTGATAATAAGTCCAATCTTCAGGCAACTGATTAGCCGTCAGATAGATAACCGTTAAGTCGTCTTTATAAACTTTTGCCATGTTTTCAGCTTCTCCTTGTAAATCTTAAAGTAAGGGTGCGATTCATCGCCTTTCCAGAAAGTCTCCAGTAGTTCAATGCCTGGCGCTTCATGCTTGAGGTTAGTAAAAGTATTGCTGGCGCGCTCATGATGCACCCGCGCGTAGCCCGTAACCGCAGCCCAGCCTTTTTTGTCTATAACTCGTTTGCTGGTAATGCCAGTGAAGATATCGTCAAAGCGGTTGATACCCAGTGCCCAGGGGGCATGGAAGATATACGGTAGCATCTTGCGCTTGAAAGCTAGATTCATGGAACACATCGGGTAATAGATACCTTTTGGAATTGCTCCTCGGTAGAACTCAATTGGCTGATGCGAACCTTTAACTAGCTGGGTTGGTGCATCCCAATCGGCTACACCTTCCCAAACTCCATGAGATAAGACTACTTCAGCTTCCTCGCGAACTCCATAAGGGAAACCACGAGTGTAGTCATCGACGGCTGTAGACAGCCAGCTTATCGGTACACGCTTATTTAAAGCATCTATATGGTCTTGAATTGGGTCGCCAATCGGCACTTCGTCATCGTCTAGGGTAATAATGTATTCGACCTCTGGTAGATATCTAGCCACATAAGCAAAGCCTAAATTACGGATACCAGCATTAAGATTAGTTAAACATTCAGAGTATTGCCCCATAACCATTTGAGCAGAACTTATTTTATCCAGTTTCCACCCATCATATACTGTAGGCATTTTGCCATCTTCAACAATAATTAGTTCTACTTGATGGTCAATAAATAACCCAAACCAAGCTTCCTTAAACTTCTTCATGGACTCAGGTCGTATTGTCGGTATCACAACAGCTATATTTTTCATTTATGGGTACTCACCCTCACCAGATGTTTAGTTTTATAAAGTTCTTCTTCCAACACTTTGTACTTAACGCCCCAAGCATCCAACAGCCAAGGCAATACTACTTGGTCGCAGGTAAAGTAGCGAGACTGGTAAAACCACCAATCCTGCATCATGCTCTGAATCCTAGCATTGTTACGGTAGATAAAAGCCGTTGAAGCAAACAGCCTGTCATCTCGATAAGTCTTGTCCTTCTCGATAACCGCTAACTGCTCCTGATGTAAGCCGTTCTTATACCGACTGGTAATATACGGCTTACCTTTTTGCAAGTGTTCTTCAATATGCTCAACCTCTTGGCGGATGCTATGCCTATCAGGATGCTTAAATAAACCTATATCCTTTTCGTCCAGCTGTTCTAAGTACCAAGCCACGCTAGCTGGGTCGTCAAACGACATCGTACCATCCAGCCAGATGTAGTAGTCGTAACCTGAAAACATCTGCCAGCCGAAGTATTTAGGTATACGGTACTGGAGTCTTGGCGTAAGTCCTGTAATCGGCGGAAAATTATCGTCAGTCCAGCGATGAAACCTAGAGACTACATCCTGCTTAACTGGGTCAACAGGCGTATCAAAGTTACCTAGATTGGCTGTCAGGATAGCGACACTCATTCGTAATCTCCATATAGTTCCTTAGTATCAGGCATTAAAAGTTGGTCGGAAATATCTATTGTTTTCTTTCTAATAGTCAGACACTTTTTACAAAAAAAACGAACTATCTCTATCTTAGGAGTTTTTTTATCCATACCTGAAGCATGGTACATATCCATCCAATCATGCTCACAGCGTTTTAACATTTGATCTTCTTCCGGTATATCATCATTCA